TTGATTGACAGATACCAGCCCCAATGCCAGTGGCAAATGTTTGTCAGCGGAGCCCAACAATGCGCTCTGTCGGTCATCATGGGGGCCAACGAACCCATCGTGGAATACATCGACCGCGACGATGCCTACATTGCGGAGATGGTCAAGCGCGGCGAGCAGTTCATGCTGTGTGTCGCGCTGCGCCGCCCGCCCGTCGATCTGGAGCCCGTGCCGCCGCCGGCCGACGCCACCAAGATCATTGACATGGCTGGCAACAACTACTGGGCCGCCGACGCGGCTGATTGGCTGGAAACACAGGACGCAGCCGTCAAAAATAAGGACAGGGAGAAGGCGCTCAAGGCCATGGTGCCGGTCGACGCCAAGAAATGCTTTGGGTATGGTGTTAGGATAACGCGAGATAGAGCAGGAAGATTGTCACTCAGGAGGGATGAATGACTAAGGAGGAGTTTTTCAAAATAGTTATTCCTGACCCAATGTCGGGGTGTTGGATATGGATGGGTGCCATAGAGGATGAGCGAGGTTATGGTCTTGTCTATGTTGGCGCCAAGAGAACCGGAGCACATAGATATTCTTGGCAACTTCACAATGGCCCCATACCAGATGGGGTTCTTGTTTGTCACCGCTGCGATGTTCCATCTTGTGTAAACCCAGATCATCTTTTTCTGGGATCAAAAAAGGACAACTACGATGACTCCCGCTCTAAGGGGAGGGCCTATTTGGGTGATCATCAAAAAGTGAAGACGCATTGCCCTCAAGGTCACTCCTATGAGGGGAGAAATTTGATCTTATACCAAGGACGGCGTTACTGCCGTTCCTGCATGTACATGTACAACAGGAGAAACAATGTCACTCCCAACTAAGACCCCTACCGGCGACGATGCTCTAGAGTCTGTTATAATTAAAGGAGACTTAGCCAAACTAACACCAGATGAGCGGGTAAAATATTATCATGCCGTCTGCAAGAGCGTGGGCCTCAACCCGCTGACGCGCCCGTTTGAATACATTACCTTGAACGGGAAACTGACGTTGTACGCCCTTCGTGCCTGCGCGGACCAACTGCGGCAGATCAACAAGGTATCACTCAAGATCGTTAGCCGGGACGTGACCGAGGGCATCCTGACCGTCCATGTGCAGGCGAGTCTGCCGGATGGCCGGGTTGACGAAGACCTCGGGTGCGTGGCCTTCCCGGACACGCTCAAGGGTGAGGCTAGGGCCAACGCGGAACTCAAGGCCATTACCAAGGGCAAGCGGCGAGCTACGCTCTCGATCTGTGGTTTGGGATGGCTTGACGAAACCGAGGTGGAGAGCATACCGGGGGCCAAGAAGCCGCCGGTACCGGCCCCTAATGCGATGAAGGCGGTCCACACGGGTGATGTCGATAAGGCTGACGCAGTGGACGGGAAAGAGGAGCTGGAGGTTCTGCACTATCCCCCGACGCCGCCCTCCATGAAGGAGTTAGCCGAGGCCGCACAGGCGGCGGCGCGTCAGGGGGAGGTGGCGTTCAAGGAGTTCTGGCGGCCCCTCACCGTGGCGCAACGCTCCATGCTGGGCGGCATGGGCGAGGAGCTACGCAGGCTTATGGAGGAGCCAACTGAACGGATGGACTTGGAGACGGGGGAGCTACAAACACCGCAGTAGCCCGTTGCTGAGTAATCACACCCGCCGTCACCAAGGCCGCAATCAAGGTCTGAACCTGGGACATGGACAAGTCTACGTGCCGCACCGCGTAGAGGACCCGGTGTAACTGAACATGGTTCTGGGCGAAGGTAAAAAAGGCGGTGTATTCCTGATCGGTAAGTCTGGTCAGGAGTGCACTCGCCTCAAGTACCTGAGCGGGGACATCCACGTAGGCCGCCGCAGCCGTTGCCGCGGCTGTCTTTTGCTGTGCAGTGGCGGCCGGCTGGAAGAAGATGTGGCCATCCGCAGCCACCCCATCGATGTCGGGGCAGGCGGCGCGAATGGTGGCGTCAAAGGCACCTAGATTGGTGATGGTCATAGCCATATAGCCCCAAATAGTTGATTGGCACTGGAGCGATCAAATGTATTGGCAAAACTGCCATCGCCTTGCTCTATGGCAAAGATTATCCTGAGTCCAGTCGAAGAAATAGAAAATGGAGTGTTCAGAGCAATGTTAGAAGCAGCCGCCCCTGAATTTGTAATTTCGGAATAAACATTAAACGCATTACTGGCAATCCCCACTCCAACGATCATGCCAGCGCCCGAGTTGGCAGTTGTAGTTCCATCGGCTAAATAGCTAAAATTAGCAGCCCGCTCGCTGTCCGATTGAATGTATGAAATCTGATTTCCGCCGCTTGCTCTGGCCTGCCTAGCAGTGGCAGTTGTATATGTATAGATGGCCCCATTGTCCTCAACGACGGTGTTAAACAACACCTTGTTGTAGTAGTTGCAGAGGCCGAAGGATGCCGCCGTTCCACCCGATGCTGCCCCCCCATAAATCCATTGAGATTCACCGTCAGTGGGCGACGTATAAACTGTTCCAACAAATGTGCCTTGGTTGGCTGGCACTGAGATAGTTGTTGTTGAGTTTATTCTCATTGTGGCGGTAGTTGCGTTGGTCAGCATACCTCCAAAAATAGAAAGTGCCGTTGCCCTAGAAGGGGGCGGGCTAGGGCCTGGCTGTGTCCACTGAACAGTGGCCAATATTGGAACACCGGAGTTTAAGGTAACAAACACGTCAAAAGCATTGTTGATGGGCCAGTTGGCGCTGCCCAACATATTTATGAGCAACCCGGTCTGATCTGATAGAGAACTACAAAAATTGTATTGTTGAAGTGTTGACCCATTCCATATGGGGACAAACTGGCTAGTGTAGGGAGCGTAATATATGGTCCCAGTGCCGGCTTGGTTTGCAGTCATAACCGGAGTGTTGGGTGTAAGTGTCAGGCGCCCACCGGGAGTGCCACCAAGCCCCACAGACCCGCCGCCAATGGCCGGTTGCTCCAGGAAAAACCCCGGAAACCCACCGGCCAAGGTGGCGCTGTAGATCAGGACGTACTCCTGGCCATTGACCAGATCGCCTATGTTGGCCTGAGTGACGCCATCGGCGTGGTATACCGGCAGGAAGCCAATGCCGTTGAACTGCGCCGTCACCGCGCCGTTGGAACTCCCATTGGCCCGGAAGCGATAGCCACCCAACTCGGTGTACGACGTCAGGGCCGGGCAGTTGATCAGGGGGGTTAGAGACACAGCGTTGTTGCCCGAGGCCGAGCACGGTATTTGGATCATGGCGGCAGTCTGGTTGAACATGCCGTCGAATAGGGAAAGCGGCTGATCGCCGCCGAGCAACGTGCCGAAAATTACCGGCCATGTCATGGGGCTGACCTCGCAAATTCACCAAATACCTTCAATGCCTCCAATTTGTAAGCCAGCACAGCATCATCTTTGCTGTTGAACCGCCCTATTGTTTTTTTTGCTACTCTCACCCTCCACCTCTTGGTCCACGGATCGAACGATACGCCCTTATACCCAGAAGTGTTTCTTTTGCCAATATTCGTGTTTGCAACATTTTGGGAGCGAGTAGAGAGCCGCAAGTTCGACCACTTGTCGTTTTTAGGGTCTGTATCTTTGTGGTCTATTTCCACAGTTGGCCACTCTCCCATCATTAATGCCCAGGCGATTCTGCTCCTCAAAAAGTCTATGCCATCAATACAAATACAGACACGTCCGTCACTCTTTCGAGCGTGCCCAGCCAAGTCTCCAGACTTAAGCATCCCCCTGTCAGTGCGGCAAACAACAACCCCGGTAGTCGGATCGTAGCTGACCACCTCCCTTAACCGTTCTATTGAAATGCTATTGGTGGGCCAAGTCATGTGAAGTGTCCGTTCGCCGGGTCGATCCAGGTCGGAAATGCCGCAGTGGTGGCTGTGCTATTGGGATCGAAACCTAGCGCCTGCCAAGAGGTAAAGGTTAGATTGGACCCGGAAATTCTGTTGAATTGAGAAGAGTTGGTGCCGCCCGAAGTGGCGTTAGGGCACAGGTAGTTGTTGCGATCCACTATGGCCGTTGTGAACTGCGCAGATGGTCCCATATCCATAATATTGCAGGACGCTCCGG